CTAAGAGATACGAGCGCATCTCCGTAGCCATAAAGCTCTTTGTTGTCTTGTAGGTACGCAGGCAGATTAAAGAAGGCCATGAACCTGTTGGTTCTCATCACGCCACTTTTATCTAGGCTTGACTGAAAGTTTGAAATCTGAAACATTTATTTACCCATCGAGACTTTGGAATCGGCCCACACTTGACTCTTCGTCGCCTTCGAGAATCTCTCTAGCGGCAGGAATAAGGCGATGTCCCATTCGGAAGGATACACATACATGAACCTTGATTTCATCTGTGAGAACAAATACTGCTTCACACATGGTTGGATCCACCTCGATCTTGCAGCTCTATTTAGCAGTTCGAAAGTGCCTTGAATTCTTGTTGTCTCATCATAGCGCTGGTTATTGACAAGGTCATAGAGACTGTCCATTAACTGAGCTCTGATTCTATGAGGCAGATAGTGGAGGTTGATTGCCCAGAACCTATCACCCTCAACCCTAAAGGGGAAGATCATAGGAAAGCGGTCATAGTAGGGAAGAGTCTCTTTAAACTTTGGATCATACATAAACATGTACATGTTGCCAGGTTTGATCTGGCTGACTAGACGAGTCTTGTCCTTATTGAGAAGGGACTTCTCGTTGATATTGGATCCGAATTGCTTTGCGGCATCTCTATACCACGAACGAGCCTGATTGGTACGCGCTGGTATCTGTCCTGCGCGAACACCCTGAGTGATAATCGTATCGAATATAGTAGCCACTAATATTTAATCCCTAATTCGTGCTCTGTCATAATAATAAACTTCCAACCTCTATCTTTACAATAATCTTCTGCAGCTTTCCACTTGGCTTCATTTATGCCCCACGTCATCACTTCGTTAATGTAGCGCCTTGTGGGTTTCTGTCCCTTTAGAGTCAGCTTCACATCAGGAGGAGTGGTCTGCGCTTTAGGCTTCACTTCAATAAGTATGCTTTCCAGCTTACCATCTTTTCCTTTTCTCTTCACGAAGAAATCAACAAAGTATCTATGACGCTTGCGATCGATCGGAGAGACATATGGTATAACCACTTCTTCCGAGGACCATTCTACAACATCTGGGTGTGCATCCAGATGCATCATCAATTTCAGCTCCCACGAACTCCTATAAATAATCCTTGAGGCGTCCCCTTTGTACTTTTTGGGATTGAGAGCTCTGAACATACCTTTGTGCGCCATAAATACTATTTATAACGAAAACAGGACCATATCAATGGCATTCAATATAGGGAAGTTTGTGAAGTCGGCTGCGAAGACAGTTGGCAATAAGGTGCTTGATAATATCGTGAGCTCAGTGACATCACAGCTCCCAATGAACGTTTCTTCGTCTGCACGATCGACTGCAGAGACTCTGTTTAATGTTGGTGCGTCATACGATTCTATTTCAGCATTTGCTGCACAGAAAGCCGATTGCATCGTAAACCAAAAAGCAGAAGTGTTCTATGGCCTTGCAGGAAAGGATCCTTCTAGAGTTGCATCCGCGGATCTCAAGAAGCTGAGATCAAGAGCCGTCGAAGATACTAATCAGTATCTTACCGATGTGAACCCATCTACAAAGATTGCGTCTAAGAAAAGAGACGCATCTATTATTATGGATGGTGTCGTCTAATGACCGTAACGACAGAAGCATATAGTTTTCTTAACACAGCGAAATACTTTTGTACTTTGAGCCTCATGGAGTACAAGAGACCCAAGCCGTTCGATCCTGGCACATATAAGGCCAAGAAGATCATTCGTCTTCCGCTTCCTTTGGAGCTGAGAGACGACACCGCTGTTTCATATAACAATATCGATCTTAAAGTAGTCGGAGATGTCGCCAATAAAGATTTCAGTGGCGGTCTCGGTGCAGAAGGACTGAGACAAGCAGGAACCGCTTTATCAGCGCTGCCACAGGCAATTGCAGGCGGTCTGACGAATGCGGGAGGCAATGCAGGGAATGCAGGAATTGGTTTGGGAGCGATGGCGGTTGGAAAGGGTTTAGATAATGCTATCGATCCTGAAGCAATCACTTCAGCCATTCAACAAGCGGCCGGCGTGGCTCCTAACCCTAACCCATCCGTTGCATTCCAGGGTCCTTCTCTTCGTGAAATGTCATACACATGGACGTTTATGCCAACCAACGCCAAGGACTCAGCGCGCATCCGCGCGATTATTAACCAGCTGAAAGCGGCCGCGCTGCCTAGAGCCAACTCATCAGGCGAATCGGCTGCTATTCTTGACTATCCTTTCCTGTGCCAAATGAACTTCTTCCCATGGGACAACAATGGCACCGGTGCATATGGTTGGTCAAAGAACTCTATTATTAAAATGAAGAGATGCTTCATGGCATCTGTCAACGTAAACTATACGGCCGGAGCAGCTCCTTCGTTCTTTGCTGGATGGAATAACGAGCCGACAATCATTCAGCTTTCTATTAACTTCAAAGAAATTGAATACTTTATGGCTCATGACTATGGTGACAAGGTCGATAGTAAGGGCTTCTCCGGTGGTGCTATAGAGATTGTTAAGGGTATTTTCGGTGTTGACTATGTTGAAACTCCGCCTGACGACAATGCGCAAGACCCTACAACAGATGCAACAGCTGGAGCGGATGGAACACAACAATGAACTACTTCGACAAGCTCCCCACAATCACATATAACGATAATCTGGTAAAGAACCTTCTTGCCAGAGCAAGACTGTCTGACTCTGTAAGGAAGCAGAAGACTGCCTTCTATCCATATACAATGGATGGAGCAGATCGTATTGACAATTTATCTAATCTGTATTATGATAATCCAGGATACTCATGGCTGATCTGGCTTACCAATAATACCGTGGATCCTTATTTTGATCTTCCTTTATCAGAAGAAGATCTATTCTCTCATATTGTGGCCAAGTATGGATCATTCGAATTAGCACAGAGAAAGATTAAGTTATTCAGAACCAATTGGTATGATAACACTGATCAAGAACTCACCGTTGCTCAGTTTGATGCTCTTGCCTCATCGTATAAGAAGTACTACGAGCCTGTGCTCGACAATGTGCTGAATGTTGCTAAGTATGTCAGAAAGAGACGCGACGAGACCGTTGCTACCAATAAGATTGTTTCGGCTGCTATCTCCTCTGTCACAGGGACATTCAAGGTAGGCGAAGAGATTAGAGTAAACGGAACCAACTATGCGTTCTGTACATATGTGTCAGCCACCGCTCTTACACTGCAGCATGTGGTAGGAACGCTCTCAGGCACGGTCACAGGCCAGGAGTCAGGTGCGACTGCTACTATTCCGTTGCGTCTAGTTAATGACGTGCTTGTGCCCGATGTAACTCCTCTCAAGGAGACTCTTGCTGCTCAAGATAATTCGTTCTGGTCTCCTGTCACATTCCTGGAATATGAACAGGAATTAAATGAAGCCAAGAAGCAGATAAAATTACTCGATGTCCGCTTCGCTTCCCAGGCTGATAGCGACCTCAGAAGGGTCATGCTAGCTAGATGAGTTTAATTAAGAACCTTTTTAATGATGTAGAGAAAGTGTTGCTGGGCGCCGCTCTTGGTGTCCTGTCGGAGGCTCTTAACGTCAAATCTCCATCCAAGTTCCAGCCAGGCGATGTTGAGCTTGTAGACATCGTATTGCTTTCAGAAGACCAACAAAGAACCTACTCGCTGATGAAGCAGTGCGTGGGCTTTGATGTGTATGAAAGCATCCTGTGTCCTGTAATGTTTGCAGAGCTTATTATTGCAGACTCGATTGGTCTTCTACAGAACTTCCCTATTCTTGGTGGTGAGTATATTAAGCTGTCATTCAAGACTCCGAAGAACAAGGGAAAGCCTGCAGAGTTTCTTTTCCGTGTGAAAGGGATCGAGAATAAGCAGGTAAACGAATCCAATAAAAGACTGACGTATACAATTACGTGTGTGTCTTCTGAGCTGATTAATAACTCGAAGACAATAATGACCCTTAATGGTCTCGATAATATCTCCACGTTTGTGAAAAACATTATGGAGAATGATCTGGAAACAAAGAAGCCTATATTCATTGATGCGACAGCTGGTATGGAAAAGGTCCTTCAGACTCGTCTGACTCCTTTCCAGATGATCGACTACCTGAGACAGAGAGCTGTTTCTACCACATACCTTTCATCATCTTTCTGTTTCTTTGAGAACAGAAAGGGCTTTCACTTCACTACAATCGAAAAGATGTTCGAGCAGGCGATGAAGGAAGAGGATAGCGACAAGCTATTCTTCTTCGATATGTCTCGTAAAGACAATGCAGAGAATGTCACTATGCGTAACATCATTGCATACAATCAAATGCAGTATGGTGATGTGATCTCACAGATCAAGAGCGGCGGACTGAATAACCAGGTCCAGCAGTTTGATATGATTACAGGGGACCTCCGTAAGGTCACATACACAGATAACATCGGTGCAGACCAATTTAAGTCGACATCTCCCACAGGAACCGCATCGAAGCCTTCTTCCTTCACAAGCAATCACGGAAGAACAACAACAATTCAGAAGCTGATTCCGGTCAGATCAGATAAGTCTACGGGCGAACTTGCTGAGAAGATTTCCAGAACTCAGGCATATGCTCAGAAGATTGCTCAGAACATTG